ACTCCCGCAACACCAATCACTTCGCACTCTGCTGGCATTAGTTCTTATTGGTCAAATAATAGATTTGTTCGTGGATGCGATATGCAAGCACAGTATTTATTTACTACAACTTTAGATTCTGAGGTTACTCTGCCAAGTACGACAATTGGTGCTGCGGGAGTAAATGATTCTTTAGCAACTCAAACAACCAGAAGTGGTGTTATAAAAAACTTTATGGCTACAAACTATTTAACTGAAACACAAGTAAATAATTTAAAGTCAACACAGTCTGGAACAATACAGTCATCTGCTTTAGTAATGAATGGACCGTCTTTTGGTCCAACTCAAACGCCAATTAACCTAGTTTCTTATGTTTATAAAAATTTATCAATAACTTCTGAACTTGATTATCCAATTTCCTGTCCAACACCAACAACATATAAACACTTTGGAACAAGAATGCGTATTGTTGGTAAAATTGAAAACAACGAAACACGAACTCAAACACCAATAGGAAGTACGCCATATTTCCAGGTTAGCGGCACTGAGCCAAATCAAAATATAAGTATCGGTGGTGGTTCTGGAGGACTAGCAGTTCTTCTTAATCCAGAAACCAACAATGGATACTATTTTGAAATTGTTGCTTTAACAGAAGACAATATTGAATCTTATCTTAAAACAAATAATCAGGGTCAATCACAAATATCAATTAACAATATTGTTTTTTATAAAATTAAAAAAGATTCATCAAATACAAATGCCATACCGATAAAACTTTGGGGAGGCCTTTCAAAAATTATTGTTGACGATGGAAGATTTACTGGGCAGTATAGGATGGCTGGAGAAGAAAATCCAACAGTTTATGATCTTTCAGTAGAGTATCAAGATATTGGAAAAATTAGAAGATTTTATTTATACATTAATAACAAGTTAATTCAAATAGTTGATGACAAAGATCCTTTACCAGTTTATAATAATATGGCTTTGTTTGTTCGTGGATCATCAAGATGTATGTTTGAAAATGTATATGCACTTTCTGAAAACTATTCTCAAAATACCGTATTTACTGTTGGAGAAACTTTAGCATCTGCTTTTGGAGAAAAACAAATTAATGCCAGTGATTCATTTAGAAAATATGCAATGAGTGGAATCATACAATCAACATATCTTTCAGGAATTGGCTCTCAACAACCACCAAAATATAATATGTATTTTGAAGAATTTGGAACTATTATGCGTGAGTGTGCTTATTTTAATATTAAATATGATCGTGCCTACCCAGCGCTATATGCACAACTTTCACCAACATTTAATAGAATAAAAGGATACACAACATCTGGATTCTATGCTGATTCATATGGGGCAGAGTTCTTAATATTTAACTCAACAGATAGTGCAATAAATCTAGATGAAACCACTGGAAATTATTTACGAATTCAGGGAATTACTTTTACACAAGACACTACACATGAATTAACTGTAGATGATTACTTTAAAAAGCGTGGTAATTTGTCAGATCCAGAGTTAATGGGCAGTACACTTACCTTGTCACCGCTTGTTGAAAAAGCAAGGTACGATGAAATTAGATTAAGTAGGCTTACATATGGAAAGAACGAATTTAGTATTGAAACTCCATACATACAGACACAGGATGACGCTGAATCTTTAATGGGTTGGATTGTTAACAAGACCATGGTTCCAAGAAAAGACATAGGAATTAATGCATTTTCTATTCCAACTTTACAACTTGGAGATATTGTAACTGTAAACTATAAAGACTCAGATGGTTTAGATTTAGTTACACCAGATGACTCAAGGTTTGTTGTGTATAATATAGAGTATGCAAGAAAACCTACAGGTCCATCAATGAGTATTTATTTGAGTGAGGTGTAATATGGGAGCATACGACGAGTTCCGTTCATTAACAAACCCATCTGGAACAAATGCTGCAAAAGAATCAAACCCAATTGATAAATATAGGTCTGCACAAAGTGCACTTGATAAAGCATTGGCAAATCCAAAAACATCTATGTCAACATTAAATAAATTAACAAATAACTTAGCAAATACATTAAGCGCAGCAATTGACTACAAGCCATCCAATAGCAATAACAATTTAGGAACATCTTTAATAAATGACAACTATGCAGAAGATAGAGTTATTGCTCCTACGCCACCAACTCCACAACAACCTGTAACTCCACAAACACCTCAAACCCCACAAACACAACCAGTAAAAACAGCATCAATAGACACTGTGTTATTTGATGATGAAACAATGCCAATAGACATTATGTCTGATTTAATATTTGAAGACATTGGTGGACAAGAATTAATAAATATCGCTAGAAATGATATTGTAAATGGTCAAACTATTTCATACCAGCCAATTAAAAATTTGTCTTCTTTACAACAACAGTATAATCCAAATAATATTTTAAGCCTTCAGCAGACATCGGATAAATATTTTGCCAATTTTTCTATAAAACTTGATGAAAGAATTCCAACAACAGGCAGCGGCCCAAACGGAGAACATGTATATCTTGAAGAGGCTACTGGGGATCTTATAATTGAGTTGGTAAATATGCCAAGCAGCGAAGAAGTAGACGTAGAGATTACCCTAGATGGTACAATATATCAGGCGGTATTATAATGATAACAAACACAGGTAAAAATATTATAGGTAAATACCTATTAGGTCAAGCACCAGCATATGCTTCATTCATTGCTGTTGGGTGCGGAGCCAAACCTCTTGCTACCGCAGATCCTTTTGCAGACTACACAGCAAAAGAAAGTCTTGATCTTGAAATGTTTAGAGTTCCAATATCTTCTAGAGGTTTTGTAAATGAAGGCGGAACATCAAAGATAGTATTAACAGCAGAACTACCAACAGAAGAAAGATATGAAATAACAGAGGTTGGAATATACTCTGCTGGATCTAATCCATCTGCTGGATCTTTTGATAGCAAGACAGTCTTTTCTTTTACACAAGGTGAAAACTGGCAATACCACTCAGCAGCATCTGTTTCAGAAATTCCAACATATACATCTCCACTAGATGATCCAGAAGATGATAATGTTATTGCAGTTGCAGATTCAGTATTTCAAACAAACGCAGATAATACAATTTTTTATAAACAATCTCGTGCAGACAGATATGAAAGATGTAGGTTTTTAAATAATATTATTATGATTCAAGGTGATGATTCTGATCTTTCAATTAGTGAAGAAAGTGGAGCAGCACAAGATCATTTTGTAGTTGAGCCAGGATCAAATCACATACACTTAACTGGCGGAACTATTGACTTTACAAGAAACTCTCCAATAGATGAATTAAAGTTAGCATTTTCTTTAGTCAATAAAGATGGAGACTCTGTAAGCAGTCCAGAATCTGTTAGAATCTTAGTTGAGTTTGCAGCAACAGAGGAGGCTGGGTCAGAGTTTGCAAGGTTTGAGGCAGAAGTTGTAGATGATAGTAGTGGTGGAGCATATGATTTTTCTACAGAAAGATATTTTGTAGTAACAAAGCAACTTCAAGATTTATATACGTCTGCTAACTTTACTTGGAATGCTGTTACAGTTGTTAAAATTTATGCATGTGTATTTGCAGAAGAGAGTGGTCCAATTGGAATCCCATCACCAAATTATTATGTTGCTTTAGATGCACTAAGACTAGAAAATGTTGCAACGGTTAATCCACTTTACGGATTAACAGGATATTCAGTAATTAAAAATACAGACGCAACAACTGTAGTAAAACCATCAAACACAAGTAATTATATTGAGTTTAGATTTGCTATAGGCTTATCAGTAGATATGACATCATAATGGCTGATCAAGGTATTAAAAAAGTTAGAATTCCTAAAAATCAATTACCACCAGTTGGTGATGATAACGAACATTTAATAAGATATAGAGTTGTATCTGATGACAAAAACAGATCATCCCATTGGTCTCCAATTTTTGTTGTTCCAGCACAAGATACTCAACAGGTTAATGGACAACTAATCTATACTGGAGGTATTTTAATTGCTGTTTGGGGAGATGAACTAAATAGGCCATCGTATGATATTTTTGTTAAATTTGATGGGGGAGCATATGAATACCACGGAACATCTCCAACACATACATATACATTTTTAAAGACAGGAACCACTAGTGCAAGGGTAGCAATTCAAGTTGAAGGTATTAATAAAACAAGAAATGCAGCATTAACAATATTTGAATCAAGCGTAGTATCTATAGTATAATTGAAATAAGGAGATAACATGGCAAAAGTACCACTACCAGAACGAGGGCAACCATTAGATGTTACATACATCTATCAGTTGGCAGACACGATCAACGACCTTTCAACACAGGTTTCTTCCGCAACTTATAACTACACAACAATTGATACAGTCTCTGCTGGAAAACAAAACATCAAAACATCAGATGCTCGTGTTGTTGGTGGATATGTTGAAGTTGCAAACAACTCAACTGTCAGTGCTGGCAATGAAAAAATATTTTCATACGATTTTCCTAGCGATTTTAAATTTGCTCCCATTGCAACTGCAACTGCAGTAAACATAGGAAACACACCTGCTGGACAAAACGTAACAGTAATTTTAAAAAATGTTACAACATCAAGAGTTGAGGGTCTAGTAAGATTTGGTGCATCTGGAGATTTATCTTTAGCAGTACACTTAATCATTATTGGTATTCCAAACTAGAAAAACATTTAATGATAAATTGCAAAAAGTGTGGTGGTCGTTTATTTATTGATAGACAATATAGCGGAGTTCAACATATTGAAACCTATTGTATTGTTTGCGGATCAAGAAGGTTTTTTCATCCGCCAACAGAAAGTGAAGAGGGAAGATGGTTACTAGCAAAGGAATTATTCAGAGCGAAACATACAATAACGAGACTGTAATTAAAGGCAATAAAAAAATATGGTTTCTTAATGGTGATCTTGTTAGACTCTATCATAGTTCCAGATCTACGGGTCTAGTTTCTGTTTATAATATTACAAAGGATAGACTTGAAACATGTCTACGTGCAGACTTTAGAAAAAATAGAGAACGTGCATATACAGTTGCAGAGACTGCTAAATTAGTTAATCGTCATAGAAAATATATACCAAAGTTAATTAAGACTGGAATGATACCACCACCAATTGTTGCTAAGATAAATGGTGAGCGTGGATTTAGAATAAGATCTTACTACTCAGAAAGCATGGTAAGGGATATACGTGCTATACTGGCTACTATACATATAGGACAACCAAGAAAAGACAAATTAATAACAAATAATATGACTCCTACAAGCCAAGAATTGACAAGGCGAATGGGAGACGGTATACTTACATATACGAAGACAGAAGATGGCAGGTTTATTCCTGTGTGGGCAGAGAATATTTAATAACAGAAATGGTGGGGTATGGAAGAAAATAACAGCACAAAGGTATCAGCAACACTAGGGTATACATTAAATTTAGGAAATTTTCAATCCCTTAGAGTTGATCTTGGGGTCGTTGACAATGTACGCCAAGGGGAAACTACTGGTGATGCAATGGATCGTGTTTATACCTTTGTTGAAAACCAAGTTATTCAAAAGGTAAAAGACGCAAAAGAATCACTCTTAGAGGACTAATATGGCTGAACGCAAAGACCGTATGGCTTTGCTAAGTAGATATAATAAGTTACATCTACAAAGATATGAAGCCAAGTCTAATATGAATCTTAATGTTGAACAATGGGCTGCAGATGCTCTTGTTGAGTCATACGGGATTTCTCAATGTTATGATTTATTAGATTATTACTTTAAGATAGCAGAAAATCCTACTTGGAATTATTTTGCATACAGTGCAGAAAAAATTCTTAATGGTAAACTAGAAGTAGAGCAAGATATTAAGGAAAGAACAGAGCGCAGGGAACTAGCAAGGAAGTGGATTAGTGAATAATACAGAAGCAAAGTTAATTACAGCAGTATTAAATGATAAACAAATCCATGTATTGTTACAAGCCAATGTTGATAATCTTTTAAGAACTCATAACGATGTCTGGAATTTTATTAGACAGTATTCAGAAAACAATCAATCGGTTCCACCAACATCATTAGTTGTAGAAAAATTTAGAGACTTTAATCCAGTAGAAGGGGTTGGTGCAACTAAGCATCACCTTGAAGAATTACAATCAGAATATTTAAATGATAGCCTTAAAGATATTTTACGCAATGCAGCAGGTGAAGTGCAAAGCGGTAATGGCAATAATGC